CAAGGCTAAGGGCTTTAATGCACCGTGGTGGGTTATATTCACTAAGAAGCTAACGGATAAATGGGAGACTGACCACATTGAAAAGAGCATTGAGCCAACAAGAGGTCAACCAGAGTTTTTAAACGATTAAAGAAGGGGCATATCATGACGGGTGTAATTTTCATATTGGATTTAATTATAGGTATTGGTGTCGTCTTGTCTCTGTTATATATTTATGACAAGACCAACGGTGACATCTTAGACATTGACGACGACGACTAAAAAGGGGTGTGCTATGAAGATTTGGATTTTAACAACACTATTCGCGGCTACTACAACGGCTGCATTGGCTACGAAGGCTGACATCTTAGTAATGGGCTTGGATAAGGAGCACAACGTACTGCTGGCATTGACAGACACACCATGCACAGAGCAGGCCGGGAAGGTGGCTGCTGCGTACGGCTTAGCCTCTAAGAAGACCTTTGTAGGGTGCTGGGTAGGCTGGGGCAAGGAAGTCACGCTGACATTCCCTACGCTTAAGGACGCTATCACCTACGATGTGCGGATGTTTACAACGGTCAACAACGACCTTAGACCAATTCCAGGCGGCATCATTGCAACGTTGTAAAAAGGAGACAGTATCATGGCAGCACAGAGAAAAAAGATGTACGTCATTCGCACCATTGAAGGAAACGTGATACAATGCAGATTCACGGAAAAGAAGTACGCCGAAGAGTGGCTGTTGCAAAATAACAACACTGAAGACGGCAAACCATTGAATTTATACAAACTAACTAAAGAGGCTCTATAATGCGCTGTGTGATCTGTAACGCTATTTTAACCGACGATGAGGCCACGTTAAAGGACGTTGACGGCTTCGGCTACATGGACACTTGCTTTAATTGCTTAGACACAGAAGAAGCGACAGAAGACTTCCTAGTGTATGTCGAAGACCTAGACGACACAGCGTACGCTTCCGCCTTCATCGTAAAGAATTGTAAAGAAGACGAAGACGGCAACAAACTACTTGACAGCGACGAGTTTTAGTGGTATAATAACACTCTATAGAGTTCTATAGGGAGACATCTTAGTAAGAACTAAGAATAAATACTAAGATGTTTATCTATAGCACTCTATAGGGGTACGATGTAACAACATTGGAGGTTAAGATGGGTAAGATGAAAGAGTTTGTCGATAGCAACGCTAACGGTGGCAGCTATGAGGGCTTTGATGTCCCTGAAGATTACCATGCAGCGATGGCAGAGATGGCCTACTGGCGCACCATTGATGACTTCGTATCCTTGATGATGACCTATGGCAAGCCAGGAGTGATCAGGGACATGGAAGCTCGCTACTATGTGTCGATGAAACACGCTTTCGGGGAGCATTGATTGTGTCTGACTTTGAAACAGCTATAACCGTTGTTGCGGAAGCACCACTGGCGGATGATGATGGTGTCTTTGGTGTCTTGTCGATAGATGCTACAGCGCACCTACACTACGATAGACCAAAGAACATACTGAAACTTTTAGACAGATGGAGGCCAACACTTGATTACTTTTTTGTCGATAGTGTCGTTTTTAATGATCTTGTTTTCACTGACATAGGTACAGGGGACAAGACCAGCATTCAAATTGACATGCTGTCGGCACGGGATCAGGCACTAGTTCAGATCAACGTAGAGTCGGCAGCGCTGGAGATGGTACAGCGTAAGATTAAAGACATGTTTAAGGAGTAACCTTTGAAGAACCATTCGGAGTTGAATAATGAACGAACGAATTAAAGAACTTGCTGAACAGACGCTGGAGGCGTTGGAAACAAGCCTTTACCCACAGCAGAAGCAACTGCAAGCCATCATCGCCCTGCGAGAAGCATTGGCACAGCCAGAGCAGGAGCCTGTGGCGTATTTGTGCGAGAACGCAGTAGGGCACAAGTATTTTAGGTGGAAGAAGCCATCAAGCACATACAAGCCGATTGCCCTCTACACCACCCCACCCGCAGTACCTGTACAGGAGAAGAACACATGAGCGATGGTTATCACTGCGTGATCTGCGGCAGGTTCTTGCCAGCAGACGAGTATGGGGTGATTGTGCATGACGACATACCACACCCACCAGAGATGGATTTTGCAGAAGAGGGGAACCCGCAATGAACGAACGAATTGATCAACTAGCCAGAGCAGCAGGATTTAAACATCCAGATCATGTTGGATTGTGTGAGGAATATGCTTACTTTGATCATGTAAGATTCGCCGAGTTGATTGTTGATGAGTGTTGTCTTAAACTACTTGATATGGATGAAAAAACAAACGGCAGACACAATTACTACAAGCATGCAGCTCTTGAATTGAAACGCCATGTCGGAGTTGAAGAATGAACAGAAAGTCAGCGTTTGTCAAGCACGTTCCATGTGAGAAGTGCGGCAGTTCAGATGCTAATAGCCTGTTCGATGACGGGCATACATTCTGCTTTGCCTGTAACACCCATGTATCAAGGAAGGATGATAGTGTAGTGGAAAAACCACAAGTATTGATTAACCCTGTGCCCAAGGCAGCATTGAACAACCTTGCACATGGAGCCGAGGTTAAGTCGATTCCTAGTCGGGGTATCAGCAGGGCAACATGTGAGAAGTACGGTGTCACCCAAGATGACGCACGGCACTACTACCCCTATGCTGACATGACAGGGCGCACGGTGGCGATGAAGGTGCGGGAAGTAACCACTAAAGGGTTCAAGATTCTTGGGGACTTTAACGAGGCGCAGTTGTTCGGACAGCACTTGTTCCATAAGGGTGGCAAGTACATTACCCTAGTGGAGGGCGAATTAGACGCTCTGGCGGCTTTTCAGATGACGGGTAGCCAGTGGCCTGTGGTGTCTGTCAGAAACGGCGCACAGGCGGCTTTAAAGGACTGCAAGGCACAGTTTGAGTACCTAGATAGCTTCGATACCGTGGTTATCTGCTTCGATGCTGACGAGCCAGGGCAAAAGGCTGCACAGCAAGTGGCTGAGTTGTTCGCTGGTAAGTCTAAGATCGTTAAGCACTTGGCTGGGTACAAAGATGCCTGCGACTACCTAGTGGCTGACGCTGGTAAGGCTTTCGTTAACGAGTGGTGGAGGGCTGAGGAGTGGGCACCCGATGGGATTGTCAACGCTGCTGACCTGTGGGATGCTGTTAGCAAACCAGAGGAGCCAGCTAAGGCGCTATATCCTTGGGACGGACTGAACAAGCTGCTCTATGGGCTGCGAAGCTCTGAGCTTATCACGGTGACGGCTGGTAGTGGGCTGGGTAAGAGTCAATTCCTGCGGGAGATTCTGTTCCATGTCCTGAATACAACCGATTGGAACATTGGCGGTATGTTCCTAGAGGAGAACACAAGGAAGACCGCTAGAAGTATCATGTCGCTACATGCAAGGAAGTTGTTGCATTTACCCGACACTGAGGTGACAGAAGCTGAACTAAAGGAGGCTTTCGATGCAACGCTGGGGACTAAACGAATTTATCTCTTTGACCATTTTGGTTCTACCGACATTGACAATATCTGCAATAGGATTCGTTATTTGGCTAAAGCCTGTGATTGTAAACTCATTCTACTCGATCACATCAGCATTATCATATCAGGTGGAGATAATGATGACGAGCGCAAAGCTATTGACTCCTTGATGACCAAGCTGAGGACGCTGGTGCAGGAGCTAGAGATTACGCTGCTGTGTGTGTCGCACCTGAAGCGGCCTACAGGCAACGTAGGGCACGAGGATGGACATGCTGTGTCGCTGTCACAGTTGCGAGGCTCTGGAGCCATTGCACAGTTGAGCGATGCTGTGATTACATTGGAGCGCAACAGTATGAGTGAGAACATCGAAGAGAGGAACACAACTAAGGTGGCTGTTGCTAAAAACAGACACACAGGCTTCACAGGCCCAGCATGTGCCCTGTCTTATGATAGAATCACTGGTCGGTTGACGGAGAAGGATGGTGCTGTATGATAGAGAAGCTAATAGTAGCCACTACAGGCATCGGCTATTTAATCGTAGGAGTTCTACAATGGTACAAGGGAAGCACACCCAACGGCATGATCTGGGTAGGTTATGCGTTCGCCCAGGTAGGGCTTTGGATGAACCTACGGTAATGACGAACAGAGTGTTGGAGGACTATGGTGTCTGCTCTAAAACGGGCATCATACTCAACCCTTTCGGGCAGAAACCAGAGTGGGTGTTGCAGAAAGCAGACAAGTTAGTAGACAAACATAGG